CGTGAGTCTAACATCTCCTTAGACGCAACCACATAGTCTGGCTCTTCTTGATTAAGAGCTGAAAGAAACTTCTTGAACTTAGACACACCAAATGTTCCCATTTGATACACCATTTCTATCACAATACCAAAAGCCTGTGGTCTTAGGTTCTGACTACTACCTACGAGCTCTGTTGCACCTATTTTAGCTGTGTTAAAGTCTTTGTTAAAGATAGCTTCCCAACCTTCTCTTGTGGTAGGAGCTACTTCTCCGTCTAACATCTTATGTCCGTAGCCACCTGTTAGGTGTCCTTCGGTACATTTATAAGTATCTTCTCTGTATCCTTCTTCAGATTTAACGTGTGCTTTAGTTATCTCTTCGTGATATTCTTCCCATTGTGGTTTCATTATGTATTCCTCATCATTACAAATCTAATTACTTTAATCAGTAGCTTAGAATATTCTTGGTTTTCACTATATGGTTTTAAAGAATTAGCTAACTGTATATAGTCTCCACCATTCTTTAATAACTCTCTAAATTCCTTGTAGTGGTGTGAATTAGAAAGTAGAAAAATGTAATCATCTACTGAGTCACATTTTGTTTTATACTTCTTTACACCCCACCTAACGTCAGGGTTGTCTTTTGGTTTCATGTGTGGAACTGATAAATCAAATGTTCTCATTCCAAACAAAGCGTTACCTTCTGTAGCAAATCTACTTCTACCCCAGTTGCTTTCAATTATAGCCTGAGCAACTACTAGGTCTGTAGGTACAATAGCCTCTGAGGGCTTTGTATGGGCGTTTAAACACCCTTTTATAGAACTAATAAACTCTTCTTGATAATTGTCAGCCTTAGCTGTATTAGCAAAACAACTAGCTAGTAAATATACTATGAAAAACGCTACTATTGCTCCTTTGTGCTTCATCAAATCCTTTCATGTTGTCTACTATGGGGACTATATCCAACTATCCTTTGTAGGTATACGCCCTATTGATGTCTCCATGAAACGCTCTAACTCTGCGTTCAATTTATCTTCTTTGTGTTGATTATAAGATAAAGTTTGGTCTCTATCCATACGTTCAACCCATGCGTTAGCCGCTATGGCTAATGCGTCTATTTGGTCATCATGCCGTAATGCACCTTTATCCCTAGTTATCCTAGTCATTTGTCTGAATAACTGGTGGTCAGGTTCTAGCTTAAAATCATCTTTAATTAGCTTTTCGTCCACCACAAGCCTATGTGTATTCATAATAGGCTCTAAGGTATCTATAATTCTTTTTTCTTTTTGTATACTATGTCTTACTTCTTCTATTTCACATGGGTGTATCTTAGCCATAACAGGTTTTAACAACGCTGTAGCCATACCGTCACCAAAGTTTGACTCTATAGAGACATAATTAACATTGTGTCTTTTAGCTATATTAGACAATCTAGCTAGTGTATCATCACTGTAACCACCGTCTAACGCACCTATATCTGTTAAATAAAGCACACCATGTAACATTTTAAGAACAGCATAAGCTGTTTTATCAGCACCACGACCACTAGGGTCTATAGACATAATAGTGCCTTCAAACGGTGTAAACTCTTTAGACATGTATAATGGTGAAGTAAAGTAATCACCCTTTAATCCTACGTTAGGTAACTCTGGGTCTAACGCTTTTATCTGGTCTTGTCCTGAAGCCCATTGTATTTTAGCAGGAGCTTCTTTCCAAGTAGAACAACCAGATACCACAATTAAATCATTGAGCTTTAGTGGGTATCTGTTAGCGTCAGACATAGTAGTGTCTAACATAAACTGTAAGTTAAACCCTGAGCGACCATAAGAACTTAATCGTTCCATGAGGTCTATCTCATTAAATCTATCTGGGTCTGTAGGTTTACCTTCTTTATCAGTAACCTTTGATATAATATTAGCTAGTTTATTACCATATCCTATAGTTTGTTGTTTGTTAGGATATAAAGCAGTCCATATTTTAGTTCTAAAACCACGTTCTTCTAGGTTATTATACAAAGACATTTCTGTCTGTGGTGTACCTAAAAAGATAATACGACCTACATTAGGTTTTATAATAGCGTCAAATTCTTTTACAGTCTCACTAAGCCTATCTCTCATTAATTGTGTCTGAGAGTTATTAGCTGACTCTACGTCATCAGCAATAATAATGTCTGCACGAGACCCTGTTAGCTGACCAGTTATACCCATTGACTTAACACTTGGAGCATGACTGGCAAGAGCAGGTGCAACATCAAAACTAACCTTACTATGACGTTGATTGTCTCTGGGCTGTAAGTGCTGAAGTAAAGGCATTTCAGCAATAAGACGTTGTGTAAACGTACTAAAATCGTCTGCTCTGCTTTTACTTGCTGATACAACTAATATATTCCTTTGTGGATTTAAAAGTAATTGGTGACATACAAAAGCGGAAGTAATCCAAGATTTTCCTACGCCTCTGAACGCCTGTATAACCAGACGCTTCTCGTCTGATTGTAAATAATCTGCAATATCGTATTGAACCTTTGTTGGTTCTGGTAAATTTAAGTGTTGCCAACAGAGATACAAAAAGTTTTTAAAATTTTTTAATCGTTTATCCATTTGTATCGAATGGTACACTATCTAAAATGTTATCAGGTTTTTTGTTAAGTGCGTCTGTACTGTATGCTTTACATACATCTAAACATACTTTCATTTCTGAAGCAGTTAAGTCTTCACCTGATTTTAATTTTTTGTATGCTTGTTTAACTAAGAGTTTAGGTAATTCATCTAATATAGTTTCTATATTATCTGCCTTGTCCTCTGTATTTTTTTGCTCCACCTTGTCGTCTCCTGTTTTTATTCATGCTTGATGTGTTTGGTCTACGACCTATGGACGTCCCTTTGTATGTTTTTTCGTAAAGTACAACAGCACCATACTTAGGTGCTTTTGCCATTAGATTGCAATTAAGATTGCTGAGTAAATGATAAATGCAATAACTTTGTATTTGTTTTGTTTCATTTGAAACATCAACTCATTTTTCCAGTCACTCGGTGTTTTTCCGTATATAATCATTTTATTCCTCTATTATTTTATTGATGTGTAGTTTACCATGAACTATCTCTAGTTCAGCCATAACTTCTTTACAACTCCAACGTATTCTGTCAGGGTTTGTATTTCTCTCAGCTTCACGCTTGAGCTCAAGACAGTTTCCTATCGAGTCAGTAATCATAAACTCATACGGCTTATCGCCACTATCTTGTGTAAACATAAGCAATGCAATTACTAACGCTGTCTTCATTTATTATTCTCCTAAATGTGTGCCGTTGTTTCTTAATTTATCAATTAAAGTTTCGGCTTTCTTTAATCGGTCTTCTAAAAATTCTACTCTTAATTGAAGAGCATTTACATTTGGTAATTCTTTTTCTACGTTTTCTTTTAATTTATCTTGATTTTTTGAAACAAATTCTACAAGCATAAATAATTCTTGTATTTGGGGTGACACCATATTTCCTTTAGGTACACCTACAATAAATTCATTTGCCGCTTCTAAATCAGACAACATTAGCTTTTGCTCAGTTTCAATTACATTAAGTCTTTCAACTACTGTAAAAGCAAACCACGCACCAACTAAACATGCTGAAACTATGCTAAGTAAATTTTTCATTGGCATAGAGACAGGTGTGTTTTCTGATATTTTCATTATTTCCTCTTCATTAAGTCAACACCCTTGAGTCCATAAATCGAGCCCACTACACCTATAAAAAGTCCTTGATACCAAAACGGCATGTTGCCGAAGTAGTCAAAAAACACGTCTAGTTTAGCACGAATGTTAGGGTCGTCAGAGATAACAGAATAACCCAATAGCAAAATAGGAATGGATATAAGAACCAAGACGAACTCGTCTTTCCAACCATTATCGTTACTTGCGATAACAGCTTTCTTATATTCAACTTCACCTTTTACCATTCTTTCTACATGATTTCTCTCTGCTAATGCTTCAAGTTGTTTTGTTTCTTTTTTTGTTTGATATATGTCAGCCGCAGTTTTTACGCCGAAACTGAGCAGTTTAAATATTGGTAGTGCCATTTTCCCTCACACATTGTAAATAAATTGATATTCTTCTTTGTTTAAAATCTTCGTCTATATATTCTGATATTTCAGTAATTGATTGATTACAGGCTTGGATTGTTTCTATAGGTTGTGTCATTGGTAACCAACCTTGCATACATAAATTTTGTTCACCTATGCCAACCGAAAGAAAACATACGGTTGCTAGTATTTTAAACATTATACTATAAACTCTCTAACAACTAATAATAGCTGTCCAAACACCATGATACCTACAGTCCACATTACTTTGTTGAGTGTATTTACCTTAGTTTCTAAATGCCATAAATGATTATTTTTAATTGTATCTAGCGACTGATTAATAAGTTTAATATCACCTTTAATCTTTTCTATTTCTAAATTTAATTCGTTTGTATCTTTCATTATGTTTTGTTAAACAATCTTTTTAATTTACAAAAAAGACAATGTTCGACTCCTAATAATTTTCCAAGTTTATTTATAAAATTTTTCATTATATTGCATATCTAACAAGAACTACTCCTGTTCCTCCATTTTGTCCTTGACCATTAGAAGCACCTCCGCCAGAACCACTATTAACTAATCCTGCTGTTACACCTGAAGTGTTACCAGAGCTGACACCACCAGTTCCACCTCCACCATAGCCACCTCTAGGAGAGCCATAAGCTCCACCGCCGCCACCTGCTAAATATAAAGTGTTAGGATTTGAACTTAATCCACTTGTTGGATTACCAGAGCCGTCAGTTCCTAAATCAGCCGCAAATAATAAAGCCGCAGTTGAAGCGGCGTCACCAACAAAAGTTGAATGACCATTACCACCTACGTTTTCTCCAGACCCGGGGTCGCCGACACCATTTTGTCCTGCTCCACCTGCTCCACCGCCGCCACCACCGTTACAGCAGTTATATCCATTACCACCTGCGTTACCATAAATAGTTCCACCAGTAGAATTTCCAGTTATAGCACTTCCACCATTAGCACTTGAAGTGTCACCAGTGTTAGGGTGTCCTGCACCTCCTCCAGAGCCACCATTAGAACCGTCACCAGAGTTTAAGTTTCCACCTGATTTACCTTGTATTCTACCTCCAGAACCACCGCCTTCAGCAACTACAAGTGAACCGAATGAACTATCAGCACCATTTGTTGTATGTCCTGCACCACTAACTGTACCACTACCTGCACCACCAATCGTGACAGCATAAGTTGCATCTGATAAAGTTTTACTTGTACCCCATACAAGAGCACCTGCACCACCTCCACCGAAACCGCCACCGCCTCCGCCTCCAACTACTAAAACATCAGCAGTTGAAATACTTTCTCGTGTAAATGTGCCGTTACCAGTAAAGATGTGCATTTTATATGTTACGCCACCATAACTATAAGTAACAATAGAGTTACCACCAGTTGCAGGGACAATAGAAATAATACTAAAAGACCTATCTGTAGTTTTACTTCCTGCGGTTGCTCTCATATCGAAATTATAAGTTGATGCACCACCACTTACAGTTCCAGAAATAACTCCTGTACTTGTGTTTAAACTCATGCCAGTTGGAAAACCACCAGAAACTTTTGAATAAGCTATTGTATCACCGTCTGCGTCTGTTGCTGTTACAGTCTTACTTGCACTTTCACCAACAGTTACATTACCTAATGAACCTGCGGCAGTTGACCAAACAGGTGCAGAGTCAACATTAATATGATTATCTAAAGTTGCTTGTAATCCACTAGATGAAACAAATCTAACATCATAAGGTTCTTTTGCATTTGTAAAAGAACTTCTTGCTACAACAGCATCATAATTTGAAGAATTTACAAAAGTTGATGTTGTGGCTGTAACTTCAGTTGCGTCATTAGCAATAAATTTTATTGTTCCACCAGTAGTAAAGTTTGTTCCAGTTACTCTAATAGTAATATTACCACTGACTTGTGTATCTATATCTGTAACGTCTGTAGAAATAATTGTAGGTGTAGGTTCTAATGTAGAAAATGAACCGTCTGTATTTCTTCCTTCAAAAAATCCTGTAGTTGTATTATATCGCCATTGACCAGTTGTAGAGCCACGCTGTGCCGTAGTACCAGAAGCAACTTTTGTACCTGCTGTTCCAGTATCGACTATATCTTCGAATTTAAAGTCAGCTATGTCCCTAGCTTTAGTCATATCGTACTTCTCCTTAATTTATGTAATTATTATTCTGATTTTGGAAAATCGCTTTTCACTTTTGCAATAGCGTCTACCCAAGTTGTTGTTCCATTTACGGAATCCCAATATTGCATATCTAGTTGTTTTTGAACACTTGGGTATGCTTTTTTTCTTGGATAAATGTGTGCGTCTCTTGTTGTTAGTTCTGTTATTTTAGCGTCAAGAGTTTCTTTATCTATTTGTTCTTCAGGCTTATTCCATGTAATCATTTCATAAGTTTCTGTTTCCCCTTGTGGCACAGTAATAGTAACTTGTGCATTAGGGTTTATTTCTAAGATTGCTTTTAAGTATGTCATTATGCTTCGTACTCCATTATTATTATTTCACTATGCGTGTTTCTATTTGGTGCGTCTGTATGGCTTCCACCAGCAGTTCCACTACTATAAGGGTTAAAATTTAATATATGAGTGTGTGTCCTTGTACCGCTTACAGTAGGTGCAAAACAAAAAGTTTTATTTCCTGTTCCTTGTACTTCAGAAGAACTTGCACCATTCCACCAAACACCAAGGTTTGCTGTATAAGAACCGACAGAACTTTCGTCATGATACCAACCAAATTGTCTAGCGTCAAAACCCATATTTCTATAAGAACCTTCTTGTCCTGTAATCCAAGCACAAGAACCATGTACATTTGTAGCACTGTGTCCCATTGAAAATTTAATAAGCATTAAAATATGTGAACTAGATTGTTGTTTATTATATGTGCCACTTATTTTTGCACTGTTTGGATAATATGTATTACCACTTAATTGTGTTCCACTTTCGCTTGTAAATGATACTGCGGTGTCACTAAAATATACTTTTTCCATTCCAATTAATTTTGAAGCAACTGCACCAAACTCTAAAGCTGAACCGCCTGAGTTCACTTTAAGTGCTGTACCTGCCGCACCTAGTGAAGTTATACCAGTACCGCCTTGTGCAACTGGTAAAGTACCAGTTACTTTTGTTGTTAAATCAATACTTCCTGCTAATTGTGCATTAGTTACTGAAGTATTAGGTAAAGTAACACTACCACTAGACAAATCTAAAGTTTGACCTGAGGGCAATGCAACTGTAGTTGATGTAGAGCCTTCAATTTGGTCTACTTTTATTTTACTAGCCATAGTCTTTTTCTCCTTTTTATATTATTTCGAGTGTTCCATTACCTGCAATAGTCCATACTGCATTTCCTGTTACACTAATTAAACCTTTCAAAAACGAATTTTTCGTTGATGAAGTTGTTGTTGTTGTATTAGTTGAAACCGTATTATAATTTGAAAATACGTTTCCTACTGTTGTTAATTCAGACGCTTGTATAGTCTGAAATTCTACTGCGTTTCCTGCCGAGTTCATGGCAAGAGCCTGTCCTGCTGTTCCAAAACTTGCAGGTGTATCTGTTAAATCTTTAATTGATATGTTAGCTAATTGAAATGTGCCGTATGCTACGACCATTAAAATATCATTAACACTTGCACCACTAGCAAGTACAACACTTGTACCTGAAGTTGCTGTGTAATCTGCATTTGCAAGTTTTACTCCGTTTAGATAAACGTCAATAAATCCTGCGTCATAAGCCATTGTTGAGCCATTTGAGTCAGCACCAGAAAATGTTGTTTGACCTGCTGTTGCTGTATATTCAAATCTGTTTGCTGTTCCGTTTACGGTAGAACCTGCCGCCGCCCAACCTGACGTTTTATAAACTTTAAGTTCATTCGCCGAAGTATCAAAGTAGAGGTCTCCGACATCATTTGATGTACTTGGAGCACTACTTGCAATTCTGTATCTTTCTGCAAAAGAGTTTACTCCTGATAAATTAGAAGCAACACTGTTTACGTTTGCTATCGAACCACCAACATTATTAACATTAGTGATTGCTCCTGCTACTGTTGTTACATTAGCTGATATACCTGCTACGCTTGTAACATCACTTGCAATTCCTGCTACTGTCGTAACATTAGCTTTTACATTTTCTACTGCTGAAACATCTGAAGCAATATTTGCAACATTTGTTACATCACTAGAAATTCCTGATACTGTAGTTATGTTAGCATTGTTTCCTGCTACGGTGTTAATATTTGTTGCGTTTGAATTAACTGCATTAATATTTGTTGCGTTTGAGTTTACTGCTGAAACTGCTGAAGAAATACCTGCCACTGAAGTAACATCAGCAGAAATTCCTGCTACGGTTGTTACATTAGCTGATATACCTGCAACTGTATTGACGTTAGCAATATTGTTTCCAACAGTATCAACATTAGTAATTGCATTAGCAACAGTATCTATCTCTGAAGTTGTTTCTTGTAAATCTGCCGCCGCAGTTTCTATTTCTGAAACGGTTTCGTTTAAATCATTTGCTACTGTAATTACTTTGGCAATGTCTGTTGCCACTGTATTAACATTTGCTATGTTAGTTGCTACTGTAGCTATGTTAGCATTAGCATTAGCAACAGTGGTTACGTCTGAAGCAATACCTGCAACTGTAGTTACATTTGAGGATATTCCTGCAACCGTATTTATATTAGTTAAATTTGGTGATAAAAATGCTTTTGTTACTACGTCCTGATTATTAACAGGGTCAGCTACATTTATAATTCTTTTGTTTGTTGCGTCCCATTGAAAGTTTGTTGCTGATACTTTAATAACATCATTAGCGTCATCAATCGCTTCTTGCGACATAAAGAACGCTTGGTCTGAGTCTGTATCTAAATCTGACTCTGTTAATACTGAGCCTGACGCATAATCTACAAGTTTAGTGCCTTGAGATGTCTTACGTCTAATTTCAATAGCCGCCGCCGAAGCAGGTGGGCTAGTAAACGTAAGAGTTGTTCCTGCGGCGTTAAGTGTAAATGCCGTAGTTGCTGAACCTGCAATAGTTACTATAAGGTCTGCTGTACTTCGATACGAAAATGGTATCGAATATGCTGACGTATTGCCGTCACCAGTATACCTTACAAAACTATTTGCCATATTGTTAAACCTTTTCTTGTGTTTGTTTCTTCTAAAAGGGGTACTTTATTTGTTGATGATAGTCTCTAATATACTATCATAAGAAGAAGCGTTGCCTACGGCGTCAAATTTCTCCTGTATAAATACTCCTCGCTCTTCTAAAGTTTCTGCTAATATAGGATATTTATTCCACATATCTGCATAAGCTCCTTTTTCTGCCGCATGTATTATTCTTAAAATAAAAGACTGTTGGTAATCTTTACCTGCTACCACTCCGTCTGGCATACGATATAATTCACTGTTTTTATCAGCAATAAGAGCTTCTATATATTGCTGTAATTTATAAGTTTTACCTCTATGTGTGAAAGTTTGATGTTGTTTTCGTTCCAACATATAATCATACGCTGTTTGTCCTTTATCATCTTTTATTGTTCTTAAATCTAAAGCTGTTCGTCTATCTACTTTTGGTGGAGCTTTATATTCAAAATCTCTACCTTTAAAAAACTCCGCCGTTGCTGTATCTTTCCATTGTGTCATAGCAAATGGTGAAGACCATAAACCAGTTTTACCACCTAATCCAAACAACCAACCATTTTGTCTATCTATTTTTTGACCAAACATGTTACGTTTTGGCATAGTTCTATCTTTATCACTAAATGGATTTAGTTGTCTTAGTCTATCACTAAATGTAAATAATTGTCTTTGGTGGTCGTCAGAAATTCTACTAGAATATCTTAATCCACCTGACAATGGAGTTACTTTGTAAATAGCTCTAGCTAATACTGAACTACCAATTCTATCAGGAGCTCTGCTTCTCATAAAGTCATCACTAAATAAAAAGTTTGCTGTTTCTAAAATATTTCTTGTATAGAATTTAGAAGTTAAATTTCTTGTCATACTAGCTACAACACCCATTGCTAATTCTGTATATTGGTTTTCTACTTCTGTTGGTAAATCTTCATTGTGTTTTAAGAAATCACCAATAGCGTCAACCATGTCAGCCGCTATCATAAATGGCATAAAGATAGGGTCTAATCTATTTAAAGATATATGTCTACCGTCGTCCATTTTTAATGAGTATTCTTGCCAACCAGTGTTTTTCTTTCGTTCTTCATTTTCTTTCCAGTCTCTTGAACCACCACCAGTAATTCTACCATTAATAGCCATAAGCATTGCCGCACTCCACAGTAACCAACCTGCTTGTATTCTAGCATTAGCTTCTGCCGCCGCTTCAGGATTTAGATATTTACCGTCTGCACCTTTAGCTAACATGTGTCTCATTTGAAATTGAAATCTACCTAAGAATGGTAAATGTTGAAAGTTCCAACGTAATAAGTTTGAAGGAGTATTAATAAAGTGCAATCCAAACACTCTTAACCATTTATGTCTATTAGTAAATGATAGAACTGCACCAGTTACTCCACCTTCATAAGTCTTAGTTACAGGATTAAAAGAACGTGCTGATTGTGTGTACGAACCTTCTCTTGCGTATTGTAAAGGACTATTTAAAATATTTTCTATTTTATCACCAGAGTCTATTGCCGCACCTGTTTCACTAATATAATCTTTTTCTAACTCTCTAAATCTTTTTACATATTGTTGTCTATTACTAAACACACCAATGTCAGGTGTTTCTTTATATATTCTTGAATTTATTTCTGCCGCCATTCTTCCTTTAAACATCATCTGTTTTAAGAACTCGTCACCTGCTGACAATACTCTTAATGGTGCTGTAGTAATTTGAGCTATTGGATTAATAATACCTCGCTGTATTCCAGTGCCAAATATACCTAACGGTTCAGTTAATATTTTACCTGTTTCATTTATCCAACGCTGAAGTTGTCCTTGTCTTATATTATTATCATACTTTAAATTTGCACTATCAAGTAATGGTCTTCCCATATAAAAGGCTTTCATTGCTCTTCGCAGTGCATAACCAGTATAGACATATTGATAAATGTAAGTTTGGAACGCTTCTCTTGCTACAATTTTAGAACGCTGAAAATCTCTAAAAGACAGGTTTGCCGCTCTCAACAACATTACAAATGGTTTCCATTGTGTTTGTGTAAGACCTGATATAATGTTTAATATGTGTGTATCAGGGGAAGACAATAAGTTATTATTAACATACTCTGCCGCTAAATCCCATTTGTTTACTTTTCTTACATTTTGTAATGCAAGAATAGCTTGATTAGGGTCATCTAATAACGCCACTGCTTTTATGTAAGCGTCTATGTCTGTCTCCATGAGCTTTTTCATTTCAGGGTCTTCAGGCAACATTTTAAGTTCAGTTGCTCTTTCAGCGTCACCTTTGACTCTACCTGCTGTTGTAGCTCTTGCGTAGTTTTCTTGTAATTCTTTTTGTACTTTAATTAATTCTAAAGCAACTTGAGCTCTTTTTTTAAATTCTACTCTAATAGATTGTTTTTCTGCTTCAGTAATTCCTTCTCTAAAAAAGTCGTTAGCTAATTTCATTTGGTCATCACCTTGTTTTAATAACAAGTCTTTATGTGCTATCATTAAACCAAATAACTCTTTATCTTCTTTTGCTTTTGATTTTGCTAACTTCATTAACTTCTTAGGGTCAGCACCAAATTTTTCTGCAATAACTTTCATTTCATCAAAAGTTATAGTTTCTGTTCCTATTTCTTTAGCGTTTTCTCTAGCAATAATTTGAATATATTTTACTGCACCAGTATTACCACGTTCATCTAATTTATCGTAATTTAATTTTTCTTTAGGTGGTCTGCCTCGTCCTGATACTCTAACTTCGTTTCTTAAATTTTGTATTTTTTCATCTAAATCTTTTCCTTTTAAAATAGAGTCTTGTTCTATTTTATCTATTTCTTCTTTTTTAAGATTTTTATAATAAAACTTTTTTTCTTTTTTATCTGCTAAATCTGTAAATAATCTTTTACCTGTAATGTCATCTCTTCCATAATTATGTAAGTCTTCTAACTGTTTAACAGCTCTGTTTTTCATAGCTCTGTTAGTTAATTTAAAACCACCATAAGCAAATGAACCACCAAACACAGTACCAAATCCAAACCCTGCGGCAGTAGACAATCCTAATTGTTTCAAACTAAAATCTTCTTGTACGCCTGTTTGTATCGCAGTTGTTTGTAGCATTGTGTCTTGCACACCTGTAACACCTGCACCAATAAAACCTTCATACAATGCACCTTTTTTAATAGCTTGTCCTAGTGCTTCTTGTTGTGCTTGTTTTTGTGCTTCTTTTAAAACTCTATCATTAATCTCTTTTGCAACTTTACCTTTAAGAGCTTCTTTTAATGTTTGTTTATATGCTTGTTTTGCCGCTTGTCCACCAACACCAAAACCTATAAGGTTTACTGGGTCAGCTAACATAGCTCCACCGTTGTCTATTAACCAACCACCAAAAGTTCTATTAGGGTCGTTCCAAAAACTAGGGAGTGCTTCATACGTTTGTGATATATAAGCAAAATTATTTAATTGGTCTGGGTCATCTGTATTAATTGCCGCATACATATCTTTACCCATAGAGATAGTATTGTTGTTTCTCCATGACCTGTCTGTATAAAATTTATCTAATATATCGGCGTGACTATATGATGAATATTCATCTGTACCTTCTCGCCAGTTGTAGTAAGAAACAGCCGCATTATAAAATTCTTCAGTTTGTATTTGTTCTAAAGCCTCAGCTTCAGACTCAGCTTTTTTTAATTTTATCTTTTGGTTTCTTTTATTTCTTTTATCTCTTACTTTTTCTGGCGTGGTTCTAGTATCTAGTTTCCATTCTGCCATTATTGTTGTGCCTCAGCTATTTGTTGTATAGCTAATTTTATATCTTGTGCCTCGACATTAAGATACTTAGCTAAGTTGTTAATCATAGTGTTATAATCTTCTTGGGGTAATCTAGTTAAAATTTCACCAAGATTTTCTACATTAAATGAACTTTGTAATGCTTCTGTTAATGCAGGAAGTAATTTCTCTCTTCTAAATATTCCTTTTTCTGCGTCTCTACTTCTAAAGAATGATGTATCTTCATCTAAATCAAATGTAGGAATTTGTGATACATCAAAAGTTTGTAAGAAGTTAGAAACATTTTCATTTAACGTATTTGTATTCTGCTCTATTATTAAATTTTTCTCATCTTCTTCTTGTTGTTTCTTTTGTAAATCTACTTCAATTTCTGTAAATGGTTTTAATCCTTCAGGGTAAGGCGTCTTTTCTGCTTGAAAGATTGTTTGAACTGTTTTACCAAGTTTTTCCATAAAATTTAATCTATCTATATCACTTGGTTCTTGACCATTATTTTTTGCTTTAAAATCCATTTCAAATTGAACAATAGATTTAATAATATAATTATTAGCGTTCATTACCGCTTCTTCTTGTCCGTCTATAGCTAATCCTGAAGTTCTGTCAGTAAACGCACCTTTAACTGAAGTTAATATATTGGTTGTCATTTTTGTATATGTTGTATCAGTAAAGTAAATAGGTTTCTTTCCTTGTTCATTATCACTATTCCAATAAGACCAATAAGATAAAGCTGTTCCTAATTTATCTGTAGGAATACCTTTATCAAGCATTGCAACAATTAAATCTTTAGGACTTTCATATTGACCTGACAACACTTCTTTAAAGAAATCGTCCATTGCCGCAGGGTCAGTATTAGTAAATCTATTCTTATTATAGAAATCATTAACAGCTTCAATTAATCTTGGCTCACCAAAGTTACCTTGTTTAATAGCGTTAATAGCTTTATTTCTATCTTCTAATGTACCATTACTATTAATAAGAGTATTGAAAATTTCTTTTACGTCTTGTTTTTCTTGGTACTCTATGTCTGCTCTACCTTGATTAGTTAGCTGTGTTTTTTTATTATTTATACTTTCAACTAATTCTGCTACGTCTTTTCTTTTTGTATTCATTAATGAACCTAATGGATTACCACCTTTACCAGTACCTCTGTCAGCATTTAAGATAGACATAGCTTTATCTAATTCTGCTGTGGTTGTTGCTGTGGATAAAATCCAAGAAGCATGATTAATAGCTAATTGGTTCATTTCTTCTGTAGTAAAATAATATTGTTTACCAGTTAAACCAGATACATTTGGTAATTGTGTATTTAAAGTTTCTAATTGAGCCCAATATTGTTCACCAACTTTATTCATAGTCATTAGTTCAGTGTGCATGTAAGTCATACCTGCTTCTTGTTTTTTAGCGTTCCAATAATTACCACGCATTTCTGCGTCATTAACAAGAGACTGAGCTCTATATTCACCAAATACAGTAGCAAACCCTGTGTTAAAACCTTTTGATTTGCCTTCTAAGCTAGGAATAACAGCATGACCGTTTTCATCTCTTAAACTACTTACCCATTCATTCCATGTTTGTCCGTCACCGTCAAACGGCTTATAAGTATCTTTTAATCTTTCAATTTCATTAATAGCTTTAGCCGCCATAAATCTTCCGTTGTGTGTATCTATAGCAGTTTGTGCGTATATGCCTTCTAGTTCAGGGTGTTTACCATTTAATATTTCATTACTTAAATTTTCTGGTGTACCACCTGTAGCATAGTAACCTTCTAAATATTTATCTGCGGCGTCTTTTTTACCTTCAACATAATTAGAAGCAAATCTTTCTAGCTTTCCTGTGTTTCTATTAATAGCGTCTACAATGTCAGTTAAAGGTGTTTCTCTTGTAGTAGCGACACGTCCTGCAAATGTAGAGCCATAATATCTATTTCTACTTATTTTACTTCTATATGCCATGTGCTATCCTGTTTTTTGATTTCCATAATTTGTAAAGAACCTTCTTTCATCTTTTGGTTTACCCATGTAATCTGCTCCTGCACCACCAATATCTAATGCAAGACTCATAAAGCTAGGTTCGTATGTTGGTGTAATACTATTGTATGTTCGTTGTAAGTTAGCGTATGCGTCACTTCGTTGATTATTAAGAGTAATCATATCACCCATGTAATCAGCCATAATGTTGTTATATTCAGCGTCAGCTTCCGTTCCTATGTTTTGTACTACCCTAACTGAGTTACCAAAACCTAAATTAAGAGCGTTTGCTTGTGCCGCTTTTCTAGCAAAGTTACTTCTCATTTCAGCAATATATTTTTCTCTAGCCGCCATACCTCTTTCAGTTTCTATTTTTGATAAATCATTTAAGTATGCTTGGTCAGCGTTACGCTTTGTTCTTTCATCTGCCGCCGCTTTGTTTATTGCTTGTTGTTTCTTTTCTCGGTGACTAGCGACAGCTCCGACTATTTTAAAAGCCGCCATTGCTTCATTTACACCGCACATTTTAACTCCTTCATCATTAATAAAAATGGTATTTGTTTATGTCCATAAGTAGGGAACTCTTCTTTTACTTCAAACCCAAGTAGCTGTAACCATTTTAAAGCTACCCAGTTTCTTTTATCTACAAAATTATATAAGTGTTTATAACCTTCACCCATTTGAGATACCCAATAAGGACATTCTTTTAAAAATTGCCTAGCGTGATTGTTTGCTAAATTGTTTGCAGACAATAACCAAGCGATACCAAAGTCAGGCTCACTGCTTGGGGTTGACCCAAACATACCTATGACACCTTCTTCTTTAGTACCAATAATTGAATATATTTTTGCACCTTTAATTGTAAAAGGAACAACAAGAGCTTGTAATGGTGACATATTATCTGACGCCAATATTTCAGCTCTGTCTTCTTTACGCATTTTTGGAGCTAACTCCAATGCGTCTTTTAAAATTGCAGGTCGTACATACTTTTCTTTTTCTTCCATATTACATTCTTCTTGAACGTCTATGATAGTAACCTTCTACTTCAGCACTAGCTAAATACATAGGCAAGTGTGAAGAGCTTTTTATCTCTAATGTAAAATCTGTATTTCTACATTGTATAGGAACTCTTAGTGTACCTGTTGCAAGAGGTACTTGGTTTGGAGCTCCTGTAAATCCGATAACGTAACCAGTCATAAATGTTGTGTTAGTGTTTCTATTTTGTGGTGTTACCTCAACTTGAAAATAACCAGAATTTTCATAATCAAAAGATATATTTCTAATTTGGTATCTTCCTGAAGTAACTGCAACTAACCCTCTACCAGTATCTTCTCGTATGTATTGTGGACTTAAAACATACTTTGACTCATACGGAACACCAATAGTAACATTTGTGTGATTACCTACTAATGTGTATGTTGAACCTGTAGTATTTGTAAGTGTATAGTTTGTGCCGTTTGTATTATCTATAGCAGTCAAACCAGTTTTTGCTCCATACGGAGAAGTTAAAGTTGTTAAGTCTGTAGCACTATCATAAGTTCCTGTAACAGTTTTTTTCAAGTCTACATACATGCCAAACCCTAATGTAGGGTCTTTTAAATTTCTTAAATCTATTCTAAATAATTTTGTATCTGTATTTTCTACAGCTAATAAATAAATATAACTGTCTACAGATAAACCACCTATTATTTTAGCACCATTAAATATCCATTTAGACCAAGCTGTTTGTACTTTTTCTCCTCTATCAAAGAAATATTTGTATATAAACATTGTATCTGCATTAGTCGGATTTGCGGCTGTTCCTGTAGTATAAGGTGCAGTTTGTGTGTCGTTTGTGTCTGCATGTAAAAATACTAATGTATCTTCAATCGTGTTACTAATAATTTGATATGGATTAGTAGGTAATAAATTTTGTACTGCTACTGTTATATCTAAACCGTCATTTGTTAATGTATCATCATCAGCATAATATTCTCTAACTGCTGTGTTGTTATTTCTTTTTTGACAGAAGTAAGCAAAACGTCCTGCCGCTACAGGTGTAACAGAGTCATCATGCTCAAAACTAGATACTTCATTAAGTATAGCTGTAGTTGGACTTATTGTATCACCTGCGTGGTCTAACTTGTATTGTGCTGTATCAGAAAATAACAATAATGTTTCATTAAATGATACAGAATTTTTCAATGTATTAACTTGTGTACCAGACGCCGCTATATCAATAGGGTCTGTGTCTAATACTTGTGTAACTGTTGTTGCAAAAAAGTTAAAGAACCCTGCGTTTTCAGATAAAATTAAATTTTCACCTGACAGTATTCCTAATCTATTTTTATAAAATGTTAAATTTTGTATAGTCTTACCAATAAAACTAGGGTCAGCATTTGTATCACTATCTCCACATGTTCTATCACCATAATCTAATTCTTTAAATGTAAATGTTCCGTTATTGTTATTAACTAACGCATGAGGCATTGTGCTATTAGTAACACCTACACTTGTTGCAGGTGCAATAGTTTCTGACCACACACCATTACCTGTAAATTTTACAAAGTAATCAGATAGTGTATCTCCTTCTTCACCAGTTATTTTAATAATAACTCCTGTTTTACCATAATAAGGTAATTTACTAAAATCTTGTATTGTATCTCTTATGTGATACATAGCTGTACTACCTGCACCGTCTGACGTACTTACAGTATAATCAGCTAACGTATTAGGTGACGACACTGTGCCTGTAGGTTTTCCATATATTACGTTGTCATAACTTTCAAAAGTAAAATGAGACGTAATACCTGAATAGTTTGCTAAACCTTGTGATGTAGACAAAGTAGCGTTAGTATCTGTTCTAACTGTTTTAAATCCTATTTGTGACGCTGAACCATTCCAGTGTTGACTAGATGTACCGTACAATAAAATATCTTTAATTTTATCTGAGTCTCTAAATTCACTATCAGTTGTTGCGTCATTACCTGACGGCATTTGAAAGATAACTTTATGACCATAAGGCATATTAGGGTGTGTTAAAGTTACTGTGTATTCTCTACCGTAGTTAGTAGCTTTTACATATATTAAAAATTCTTCTTGTTTTGCCGCAGATTGATTTGTGTCCGCAGTAGGTTTTATTGATTTGTTAGCAATAAAAGTAAAGTCAGCTATATTAACTAATTTAAAATCGTCTCTTGGATTTGTACTTGTTAAATAACTAGCACCACTTTGTATTGTTACAGTTTTTTCATTACCTGCTAAATCATAAACTTTTATACCACCATTATATAAAGCTACAATGTACTGGTTTTGTTCATCTCTTTGTATACTCCACACTTTAGTTGTGTTGGGATATACATTTGTACTATCTACAGTAGCGATATACTCAAACGGTGGTCTTTTACTAAGACCGTCCACTATATTGTTTTGTAAATTTACTTGGTCAGAACCTTGATTAATACCTCTTTGCGTTGGGGTTTGCTGACTAATTCCATTTATAAAATTAGGAATACTCTGCGAAACTACAGCCATTAGTATGTCCTTCTAGTTGGTCTATTTATTATTGAATAAGTGTTTGAGTCACCTTCTAATATGTTTAAATCTGACTCCCTTGTATCTGCTTGTTCAAAACTAACTAACGCTTCTTGTTCATCTTGTCCTATTAATTGTGTAATTTTTTGGTCACCAATAAACCTAGAAGCAAAACGTCTAGCGGCTTTCATTGTAATATATCGTCTTGCGTATTCTGGGATATGTTCAAATTGTTGAATTAAAACTACATCTAGCTTAGGAGCTGACGTAAAGACATCAGTATGGTTTTCTATGTCATATAGAAATCCGTCTCTGATTGTGTAGTTGTATGACCGAGAATGGTCGTCTGCTTGAACGCAGTTTGTTGGAAGGGGAATTTTGTTATTTGTATCTAAAGACACTGTATAATTTATATGACGATTAAAGTTATGTCCTGCACCTTGTATTGACATAGATGTTTCGTCTAATATATTTTTAGCGACTGATACATCAACACTGTTAGTACCTGTTATACTGTTTACAGGAGCTTCGCCAATTACGGAAAGCATTATATTAACAGCTTGAAGTTCTGTTGTTGGTGTAATTTGTGTTGTCATGCTTTTCCTTTTTCTAAATTTAAACTAGGGGAGTCAGTCTCCCTCGTCCCCTAGTCCTTATAAGTATAAAGTAACGTAAAGATTACGCTTCTTTAATTCCTACAGCCGCTTCAGGTCTTAGAACTCCATGACCCATAGCGTATTTTGCTACCATTAGCGTACCTTGACGTCTAATGTCATATTCCATTTCAGAAGATAAGTCCATTAACTTAACAGTACCTACTGCTGAAGGGTGTGATACTAGACATACATAGTTAGCTAAGTTTACTTGTTGTGGGTTAGAGCCACCTGCTGTAGCTGAACCACCTGCAACACCAGTTGCAGACGAGTTGTCTACCGCAATGTCACCAAAGTGAGCCACAGGAACAATATCTATTCCTGCAATTCTTAGAACTTTACCTTCGGCGATTGAACCCTTACCACTAAAGTCAACATTAACTGCATTAGTAGCATTAGCTAGTTTGTAATATTCCTCTAACTTCATAAAGGCTTTTCTGCCTTCTTTAGGAACATAGTTAGCGTCAAGCTGTTTAGCCGCATTGAACAACTCATCAATCATTGCATTAGCCGCAGTTGCCGCCGTTGCTGAAGCGATTGAAGTGTTTGTTAATACAGTACCAGAAGCATATCCACTGTCGGATACGTTTGCTGAAGCCTGAGCCGCTTGACCAATAGTTTGTAAAACGTGCTTATCTTTTTGGAAAGCCAAAGCTCTACCAATTTCACCAGAGTATGCACTTCTTACGTCCCAATGGTTTTTTGCCTCTTCAATATTCGATAAGAATACAGAAGATAATAGAAGGTCATTAATTGTAATGACTTTCTCGTTGTGATTTACGTCTGAGCCAGTAATCTCGTTACCTGCTGTGTGGTAAGCCGCCGCAACTCTACCCATTACTGGGAATGTTGCACTTTTTCCGTTGCTGATAGTTCTCACCATTTCAGCACCTTCTGTAACTGAAGCTCTATCAAAAGAAGTTAATACTTCTCCTGCAAAAACTTTCAGAAACAGAGCGTCTTCACTACCACCTGCATTTACTCTACCGACTGAGACAGGACTTGCGTTTGCCATGTTTAGTCTCCTTTTTAGGTTGTTTACGCTTGTTAATAAAAGCCCTTACACTTTCAGTCACACTTACAAGATTGTCTACCGCAGTAGGTCAAGCTATGTTTCCTATGTGATTAGGCAGTTGCCCTCTATAAAGAGTGCACAACTATATTAGCAATTCCATTTTCGTAAAGCTAAAGCCTTTCTTGTAGGTCTACCTTTACTATCTTTCATTGCTCCCTTAACTCCGCTCATACGAGCACAGAAACTCTTTTTTCTCCCTGCGGCTTTAGAACCTTTTTTAGGTGTACCTGTTACAGGTGCTTTTAGGTTCATGCCCTGAGAGTTATAATACCTTCTTCCTGCGGCATTTAAGCCGCCTGAAGGGTTTTGGTATTTTTTAGCTACCATAAAAGTTTATCTTTTTTTAGCTGTCTTTGCCGCTCTTCTAAAATTAGCGGCTGTTGGTGCACCTTTAGCACCTTTCTTTCTCATTTTTTCGCCACTACCTGCCGCAATTCTTTTTCTTTTAGCATGTATGTTAGCGTATAATCCTTTTTTAGCCATAACTATTTCTTCTTCTTTGCTTTCATTATTTTCTTTTGTAAAGACATAGGTAGTTTTTTCTGACCACCTTTTAACGCTTTACTTGGTCTACCTTTTTTTGAACCATAAGTTCCTTTTCCCATTGGCATATTTATTTCTCCTTTTTCTTTTCTTCTGGTTTAGTTGACTGCTTAATAATATTATCTAGCTCATCAATAGCGTGTTTTGCATGAACAAGTTTATCAAAGTTTGTTTTTAAAGTTTTGACAAAATTATCATGGTCTGCAACACCGACACTTTTTTGTAGAAAAGTATCAATAACTGCTGTAGCTTCAGATTGTTCAGCTTCATATAATTTTCTTAATACTGTTAGCCACATATTATATATCCGAATTTGCTAGTTTAGCTTTAACTGCATTTTGATATGCAACATCTTTAGCATATCTAGGGTCAGCCATAGCTTCTGTTACTTGAGCCCAAGACTCATAACTACCTTCATTTGTAGGAGTAGCTTTACCTTGAACTAAATTTGGTTCATTACCATTAGCCATGTCATATTTAGCTTTTAATCCTGCGACTGCAAGTTTAATAGACTCTACATCTCTACCATTAACAGTATCATTGTAGGCTTTCTTTTCACCTTCAGTCATGTTTTCTGCCGCCCACGCCGCAATTTTATTATAAGACTCTTCACCACCAACAACTGCTTTAACTTCTGCACCTTGTTGTTTAGCTAATGCCGCTTGTCCATTAATGAAAGCGTCAACGTATGATTTAGGAATACCTGCTTTTTCAAGTGACTCGTAAGACTTGTCATCAAGTTGTCCTTTTTCATTATATTCTTGTTGCAATGTTTCCATATTTAAACCTGCGTCTGAAACAGCTTTCTCAGCTATTTCTAAATCACCTTCAGGTTTAGCTTCTTGTTTAGGTTCTGGTTGAGATGTTTCGTTCTCTGTTGGTTTATCCTGAGCTCCTAATTTACTTTCCAATTCAGAATAAGATTTTGCCATGTCTTCTACAGACTTAAATTTTTCAGGCAATCCTTCTGGTCTTGGTGTTTCTTGTGATTGTTCTACTGGTTTTTCCGCAGTAGTCTCTTCACTTTTTATTGTTACTTCTTCTACCATTTTAGTTTCCCATTTCCTTCGTCATGTTATTTACTACTTGAGGAGCGACTTGCTGTGCTGTATCCATTGCTTGTTGCATTTGCTGTTGCTCCATTACTTGTTCCTGTTCAGCTTGTAACTGTTCAGGAGTTTTAATTAATCCTTCTGTATCAATGCCTAACCCTGTAGCTATTCTAGTTATTAAATCATTAGGGTTAAGAGCTTGTACTACTTGTGGATTTATTTGTGCCAGTTGTCCGATTTCTGCCACAAACTCTCTTAGTTTCTGTAAATCATTACCTCTACCAAGAGCCTCAATACCTGTAATAATAGTAGGTTTAATACTATCTTTAGGTAAAGTAGGAATTTCTTTTGTTTGACTCATTCTTTTCATTAACACTCTAACAAGAGGTAATTGTAATTCTTGAGACAATAAAGAATACACACCACCCATAGACGTTTCTAATTGTTCAGCCATGTATCTAATCTCTTGTGCTGTAACTCTTTCTGCGTCTCTTTGTATTGCAGTGTGTAATAAGAAAGCGTAAGACATACGCTCTTCTAATTTTTGAATACTTCTTTCTACAACTTGTAAGTCATATTGTTTGTTTGCTTGTAGTACAGCAACATCACCTTCTGAACCTGTAATAATGTCACCATTTCTTGTTTGTGCTAAATCTCTTTTTCTAGTAACTGCATTTGGTTTAACCATAAATACAACTTTACTAGAAGCCGCCGCACTTTCTACAAGTGATTGCGATAATCCTTCTAAGCTCTTGAGGTCACCCAAGAACTCCTCTACAAAACTTCTTCCGTAATTTTCATTATCTATACGCACCATTCTTAGTGCTTGATATGGCATAGCGTCTGCCATGATTGTACCAATAGTAGAAGGTATTTTAATACCCATTACTTCTTGGCATACATAAAACTTTTTGTTATCTAATTTATAAATATGTGTATAAATATCACAGTTGTCATCATCTTTATAATCACCGTTGACTTGCATTTGTTGTTTAATTTCATCATCAAGAGCAACGTGTGCTATACTTTCTTTAATAATAATTTCTATTAATTCACCTTGTGGGTCACGTCTACATACATATTGAGATAAAGGATAAACTCTCATTGTTTTGTTTTTTGGTAAATACGTTAGTACATTACCACCCACTATTAAATGTTTTAATGCTTCAAATACACTAACTCTTAAAGCTAGTTCTTCTATCTTTTTAGAAACTTCTCTTTCAATATCTGCTAAAGATTTTTCAACTTCTGTTCTTAATTCAGTTCTTTCTTCCATTTCTTTTTTAGCGTCACCACTAACTTGTAGTCTAAAAAATGGAGAGTTTGGGGGAAGTAATAAAAGTAAAAGTTTTGAAGCTAAATTGTTGACACCCCTAGCTCCAACAGATTGAAAAGGGCTGTATAAATCTGAAGAATAATTAAAACCTTCGTCAGGAATAAGAGACGGTATTGTTAATTCACTACATTCACGAGCTCTATCCAAGAACTGTTGTCTATCCGCTTTTAACTTTTCGTATCTTTCCCTAGCGGTATTTTGTCTTGTTACTGCTTCGTTATAATAGTCCATTTATTATCCAATATTTAGACCGCTACTTGTTGTAGCAGAAGTTGTGTTTACGCCAGAAGTCTGTAACATTTCTGTACCAGATTTTTTAGCTTTCTTTTTAATTTTCTTTTTATCTGACAACTCGTCTGCTGTTTCCAAAGTTGGAACTAATTGCTCACCGATAGGTGAAGCGTTCACAACTGGGTTTGGAGCAACAGGTTGAGGAGCAGGTCTTGAACCGCCACCGCACATATTTATTCTCCTTTGTTATACTATATTTAAACCAGAGTTTGAGCCTTCAATTCCACCCTGATTGTATTCATCTTTCTTTTTTTTCTTAGGCATGTCACCACCGACATCAATGTCAGAAGGTTCAGGATTGTCAAACGGATTGTCTTTAGGGTCATAAACATTTCCTGCTACATAGTCTTGACTTTCGTCTCTTGGTTTATATGTAACTGGTTTACTTGTTCCTAAGCACATTCTCGTCTTTCCTCTCCTTTAAGGTATTTAAAAATTTGACAACATCACGTTGACCTGCTTTGAAGTATATAGTCTTAGTATCATCTGAAAGCTCAGGTGATTTTTCAGGATATACTTTATTTAGCATTTTAATTAAGTCATCTACCGTAGTAGGTAAGACAACATCTTCTAAATTATCCATTTGTTCCTTCTAAAAAGGGTACTTTATTACCATAATGACCCACTGAGTGTACCCTTGTTATACTCAGTTGCTCTGTTTTCAAAGAAATTTGCGTGTTCAACACCATTTAATACCCAGTCTAACCAACCCAAAGGGTTACGTTTTACTCCATAATTAGGTTTTAAACTTAATTGAAGTAGTCTTCTATCTGCAATATATCTTATGTATTCTTTAACTTGGTCAGGTGTTAAGCCTTCAATGCCACCCATTTCAAAAGCTAAATCAATAAATCTATCTTCTAAATCTACCATATCTCTACATGCTTGATAGATACTTGCTTTAAATTTTTCAGTCCAAACATTAGGATTTTCTTTTATTAAAGCATGAAATAGTTTTATCATGTTTTCTACATGGTGAGTCTCATCTCTAATACTCCACGTTACTATCTGACACATACCTTTCATTTTACCAAATCTTTGAAAGTTAAGTAGCATAACAAAAGAAGCAAACAGTTGTAACCCTTCTCCAAATGCAGAGAAACAAGCTATCTCTCTAGCTAATCCTGATATTCCTTTACCTTTACTTTCAAATAAATAATTATGTTTGTCAGACATTTCTTTATATTCTTGAAATGCTTTGTAATCACTTTCAGGTAAACCAATAGTATCATTAAGTAATGAGTAACTGTGTGCATGGTTTGCTTCACTGGTTGCAATAGCAGACAACATCATTCTTATTTCAGGTGGTTTAAATTTTGGTATGTAATTATCAAGATACGCCTGAGCTATATCTACATCACCTTGTGTAAAAAATTTTAAAATTTGATTAATAAGATTTTTTTCTTGTTTAGTTAGTTTACTATTCCAGTCTCGTACATCTTCATGTAATGGTACTTCACTCGGTAACCAGTGCATTTTCTGTTGCATATCGTATGCTTTAAAAGCCCACTCATATTCGAATGGTTTGTAATGTACTCTTTCTTTAAATAAACTCATCTAAACAACTCAATCCCTTCTATAATAATTATTACTAATAACTCTAATGCCAAGATAGTGTGATACACTGTCCATAGCACTGTTTGTTTTTGTTTCTTTTTTTGACACTGACACTTTCGTGGCTTGTCAATATCTTTAAATAGTTCTGTATATGTCATCTATGCCTCACATGCTAAACACTCTGACTCAGGTATTATTGTTCGTTCTACTTTTAACGATACCAACTCAGCACGTTTAATTGCTTCTGACCTACAGTAGTAAAGTGTTTTTAGTTTCTTTTTCCAAGCTAACATGTGTATGTCATGTAGCTCTTTTATGTCTACATCAGCAGGAACAAAAACATTTACAGACTGAGCTTGACAAATATATTGTTGTCGGTCAGCCGCATGGTCTATTATCCATTGCTGATTTATTTCAATAGCAGTTTTAAATATTTCTTTTTCATAATCATTCAATTCATCTAAATGTAGAACTGAACCATTAGCCTGAAGTATTGACTGCCATACTTCTTCAGTATTCATTCCTTTACTTTCTAATAACTTTTCAAGGAATTTGTTTTTAACAAGAAATGAACCAGACATAGTTTTTTGCACATACGCATTGGCTCTGTATGGTTCTATTGAGGGAGAAGTTGTCCCACAAATAATTGATGAAGAAGCATTAGGTGCAATAGCTAACAAGTGTGCATGACGCATACCTGTACCTTTCATGTCAGGAGCTTCACCTCTTTCTAATGCTAAGTTCTTTGACTCTTGTACTGCTTCTTCTTTAATCTTTTTAAATATTTTTAAGTTTTGTCCTTTAGCTAAAGCAGACGCAAAGGCAATACCTTTTGATTGTAAATACGCATGAAAGCCCATAGCTCCTAAACCAATACTACGTTCTTGGTGTGCACTAAATTTAGCTTTTGCTAATTCATCTGGTGCATTGTCAATAAATGATTGTAATGTATTATCTAAGAACCTAACTAAATCAGGTATAAATTTATCGTTATCTTTCCATTCATCAAACTTTTCTAAGTTCACACTAGACAAACAACACACAGCAGTACGTTGTTCATTAGTAGGTAGTGTAATCTCAGTACATAAATTAGAATGATGTACTTTTAATTGTTTATCTTTTTGTGTTTGGGGAAGAGCATTATTGATTGTGTCAATAAAGCAAAGGTAGGGTTCACCAGTAGCTACTCTGTTTTCTAAGATACGTTGCCATATCTCTTTAGCAGAAACAGTCCGTACTACTTGTTTAGTGTGTGGGTCAATTAAATTCCAACTATCATCATAGCTTGGGTCTTCAATACATTTGTCAATTAACTGCATGAAACTGTCAGGTACGTTGACACCATGATGTAGGTTAAGACATTTTCTATGTATGTCACCACCACTAGGTTTACGCATGTCTAAAAATTCCATTATCTCTGGGTGAGATAAATCCATGTATGCGGCGTAGCTTCCTCTTCTAGTTTTACCTTGAGAGAAAGCTAGTATCTCTGAGTCAACGACATGCAAAAAAGGAATAGACCCTGAGCTTTGACTACCGCCGCTAGTGAGTGTACCGTCTGAACGAACATGTCCCCAGTACCCACCAATGCCGCCACCTACTGACGCTAACCATGCGTTCTCTGTGTAGTGTGCGGTTAAACCTGTACGACTATCTCCTACATAATTTAGAAAGCAGGAAATAGGCTGACCTCTTTTACTACCTGCATTAGTTAATACAGGTGTAGCAAACATAAACCAGAGTTTAGACGCATAGTTATAAATTCTTTCAGCCATTGCGTCATCATCTGAGAAAGCCTTAGCGGCTCTCATAAATGCGTCTTGAGGCGAACCTTCATTCGGTAAAAGGTATCTGTCTTTTAGTGTTGTCTTACCAAAATAGGTTAGTAGTTCGTCTCTTGCATAGTCCATTTATGTCTCCTTAATTAATTTAAAATTGTTTTCTCTGTCATAATATTTGTATTTGATTGTTGTAGGTTTGAATGTTTCTATGTGTTTAAAGATTGCAGTTTCATCTAACTCAGAACAAGTATAGACATCTAGTTGCAGTAACGCAGGGTTACATTCGTCCCAACAATGAAATGCTATATGTGATGTTTCAATAACAGTCACACAGGTAAGACCTCTATTACCTTCTTTATTACAGTAATAGGCAATAGGTTTACCTAGCATTTTCATTTTAATTAAGTGGACTAATTTTCTGACCCACTTCTTTATATATCTAGTATCCTTTGGGGGTGAGCTTATCTCCGCCCTTATCATTAGGTGTTTGTGCTTTGTCATCTAGTTTTAAATTGAGTTGTTTAGGATTATCTTTTTCAATAATGAAATCAATATACTGCTTTGCTTTTAACAAATCATCAATGCCACCTTTGAGATTATATCTACATATATATTTAACCACATTACCCTGACAGAAATCGAGTTTATTTTTTACAATAAAATCAATAGGTTCTATCTCATGTTGGGTATAGTGTGGTGGTTCTTTTATCATATCCGCCATAGTTTAACTTTACCTGTCTTTTTGTTATAGTCTTTATGTGTTAGTATATGTGCAACCCTAGCTTGTTGTAGGGCTTCTTTAGCAGAATAACCTGCTTTGTCATAGGCAGACAGAACTTTCTTCCATAGGTCTAATAAGGGAACATTATTATCACCTAATAACTTCTGTGCTGTTTTGACACCTACGTTAGGAACGCCTGAATATCCGTCAGTGCTATCACCTGCCATAGCTTGTACCATAAACCAATAGTCTGCCTGTTTCTTGTCTATTTTCTGTACTGTTTTACCGTCAGTAGAAATTAAAGAAGGTATTTGTTTAAGGTCTTTATCTATAGAAACAATAACTCTTTCCATATTACTAGGTTCAGTAGCCATAATGCCTAAGACATCATCAGCTTCTAGCCCTTTATATATTACAGCGTTGTGTTCTTGTAATACATAATCTCTAAGAGCATTGAGAACCATAGGCTTTCTCTTTTGTTTACGATTGTCTTTGTAAGAAGGTAGTACATCTTTACGAAAGTTATGTGTATCTGTAAGAGCTACAACATAGCTATCTGCTTCAAGGTCTGTAAGTAAATCTTCAATGGTACTATCTACCTGAGCTTTACAAATATTCTCATCACAATGTAAAGTCCACAAACCATTACCCCAGTGTGTATCTACTTCATTCATAGTAGCAATCTTATAAATAAGAATGTCACCGTCTATCAATAGTTTACGTTTCATTATAATTTAACCCTCTCTTTTACATTAAACAATTCTTTCAAAGGTATAAGTATACACTTAGAAGCAAAGTTATCTCCTATCATCTTAGTGTTATCTATATATTTGAAAGCTATTTCTTTTAGTGTTGGTACGTCAAAGAATAATTTACAAAAATCTTTGCCGTCTTTGTGTAGAATATGAACCCAGTAGTCTGCTTCAGTAGCATATAATCCACTTGGTTTACCTCTACACTCTATTTCGATTGCTATGTTACCTGTCTTGTACCACCAATCTCTTTCAGTCTTAACTTCTATTTTTGATTTATCTGCGTTTAATAAGTTAGCTACTCTGTCTTCACCACTCTTACCAAACTTTAAATCAATGTCCCATTTGCTAGTGTGTTTCACTCCAATTATCTCCTATCTTGTATTCCCCTGTAAGAGGAAGTCTTAATTGGAAGTGTTCGCCAGTACGTTTAATGGCTTCGACAGCTAACCGTCCAATAGTCTCAGCGTCTTTCTCAAGACACTCGACTTGTATTTCATCATGCACCCAAACCACTTGTTGTGCTTCAGGTATTTTCTTAACTACTTTATCAAACTCGACAAGCCATTGCTTACAAACAAGAGCTCCACCAGATTGAAGTAAAGTATTAAGTGCGGCATGTGCAGACCTAATTTTTATCTTACGTTTATCAAGACCTATTAAGTATCCACGTTCAGCCGCCGATTGTACTTGCGTTATTAATTTATTTAACGCAGGTAAATTATTTAAGAAGCGTTGTTTTATCTTAGACGCTTCACTGACTTTCTTGCCAGTTACTAATGCTATCTTTCTAACACCACCACCATACAAGAAACAATAGTAAAATCTTTTTGCTTGGTCTCTTGTTTCTAGTCCTGCTAGTTTTTGTGTCTCAGTGTGTATGTCACCTTCTAATACAACTTTAGAATATTCTCCGTCATCATACTTAGACATAAAATGACATAACATTCTTATCTCAAGTCCTGAAATATCAATCCCTACTAGCTTCTTACCTTTAGGCACAGTAAATAAACTTCTACAATCTTTACCATAAGGAACAGATACACTCGGTACTTGTCCTAAGTTTGGATTACTATGAGAAGCTCTAGCAGTGACGGTAGAATTTGTATTACAAGTTCCATGTATCTTTCCATTACGTTCATTCTTTAACCAAGCCTGTGCACCAGTAGCTAACTGTCCTATTCTTTTATCTAGTAAAAAATGTTCAGCAAGTAACTTTGCTTCAGGATAATCTAATTGACTTAATACTGTATCATCTAGTTTTGGTTTACCGTCAGCAGTAAACTCTTCTGGTTTCCAATTATATTTACTCTGTAATCTTTCTGCTATATGTAATCTACTAGAAGGATTAAATACAGTCACCTTATCTTTTAATTGTTTACCTGTTTTAGGTGATATTCTTTTTGTAGTAATAGGTAAAAATATTTTTTGAAACTCATCTTCTAATTCTAATCGTCTTGCATTTAATGTAGAATATAATTGTTCGGCTTTCTCTTTATCAAAAGTAAAACCATGTCTTTCTTGTTTGTATATTAATTGAGCAACATCATGTTCTAACTCCATTGCTTGTTTAGAGTAACCTCTATTCTCAATCATTTTAAATAAACTGTGAGTGACTTCTACATCTTGAACACAATAGTCTAGCATAGCAGGACTAAATGTTTTCCAATCTGTATCAAATGCTTCCTTATAATTACCCACCCTATAACCCCACGCTTTCAAGCTGTGTCTGCCAATACAATTCGCAGGGAAGTCATTTCGTTTAAAGTCACTGTCCCTTATATCTGGGAACAACAAACGAGTTGCTACGATTGTATCGAAAATTTGTGCTTTAGTTTTAAAGCCAAATAATTTCTCTAGTACAGGTATGTCAAACTTAATAATGTTATGACCTGTAATTAAATCTGCTTCACTTAAAAGTTTAATAGCTTCTTCATTAGTGGGTTTTAGAATTTCATTTGTGTCTATATTTTTTAAGACAATACAATGCACTGTAGTACAGTCATCAAGAAATCCATTTGTTTCTATGTCGAAGCAATATCGCATTATAGTTTTACCTTTTGTAATTTAATTATGTTTCTATTTGGAATTGTAGTAACGCCACCTATGTCACCAAGTGTGCCGTCATCATTAAAATTATAATCTGCCGCTAGTCTGTGACAATTATCTTTAGTTGATATTAACCAACCTGTTGTCAAACAGATTGTAGGTTTAGTTGCTTTTGCTTTTTCTGGTGTCAACCATGAGCTGTCTGTATTTATATCCAACCACCATGCCATATAAAAGTCAGCACAATTAGGTATATCAGGTAGCTCTACCTTTTTCTTTTTTTTCATTTGTCTCCTAATGTAGTGTTTTTAAATCTACAACTAATCTAAAAGCCGCCATTTCTCCTTGAGCCATAAGTGCCATGATAGCTTGTTCAACTACCATTGCAGACTCTTCTTTAGCTACTTCAATGTTAATCATTTTATCAGGGTTGTTTCTTGCGTCTGCAAGAGCACCCATAACTATTGTAGTCCATTGCAGAGCACGTCTACTAGAAGTCATCTTGTACTTCTTTCTTAACCTCTGATAGACAACCAGTTTCTAAGTCATAGTAAAGACTACATGCTTTACCTGTCTCTCCACTAAATCTATTTTTAAGAATATAAATATCAGCAATATTTTTTTCTGATTTTAAATCACGACTCATAGATATAACTAAATCTGATAACTGAGCTATAGCTTGGCTACCTCTTAAACTACTTAGTGTTACCTGCTTACCGTCTTCAAATCCTTTATCACCTTCAGTCGACCTTCTTAAATGTGATACTAATATTAATCCTATACCTGTCTCTTCAACTAAACTTCTTAGTTTACTTACAGTATAATCAATAAGTTTTCTCTCATCATTTGTTGTTTCATCACCAACAGAAGACAACGCCATGTGTAAATGGTCAAGTACAACAAAGTCTACACCACATGCTTTTGCTAAGTATCTAATTTTAGATATTAGATTGTCACTTGCTGTAGAGCCAAAGTGATTGTATAAATAAAAGCCGCCATTACCAACAGTAGCATTAAAGGTTTCCTGAAGTCTGGTCTCATCTATTCCCTCTCTTGTTAAGTGTAGTGGTTTCTTTAAAGCTACACCCATAATACCAAGAGCCGTTCTTTTAACGCTTTCTTCTAATGCAATGTAACCAACCTTAAAATTTTTGTTTAATAAATCTAATGCAATGTGTCTACAAAAGGAACTCTTACCTACGCCTGAACCTGCGGCTACAGTAACAAGCTCACCTTTACGAAGACCATGTGTCTTTACATTCATACATTCAAACGGATAGTTTACGCTTATGTATTTGTCTTCAACTTTTACTTCTTCCCATAAGTCTGAACCTAATACAATACCGTCAGGTCTGTATGCTTTGCTTGACCAAATGCAATCAACAAGTTCTTTTACTTTACCTGTTACTAGCATTTCATTTGCGTCCTTCATAGGTAACGTACAAATCTTTGCTTTGTTAGGTGATAATAATTTAGCACACGCTAATGCACCTGCTTTACCTTGTTCATCTTGGTCGAACATAAAGACAACAGACTCAAAGCCTTCAATCCATTCAAGCTCTCGCTGTATATCTTTCTTAGCACCTTGTGCTCCTGATTTTATACTTACTACTGGAAATTTATTTTGATTTATTTTGGATACTGATAGTGCGTCTATCTCGCCTTCAGTTATAATTAACATCTTACCTTTGTCACGCCACAAATGTTGACCGAACAACCCAGACTCTTTGGCGTCACCTATCCATTGAAATGATTTGTCAGGGTGTCGTAATTTTTGAGCAACTAATTGTCTATCTTTATTGTAATAGTTTGCAATCTGTACTGGCTTACCATTGTATTGTCCTGTTTGATAATTAAACTTTTGTAGTGTAGTTGTGTCTAATCCTCTACTATTCAATGGTGTAATCTCACCCTGAACAAAGCCAGAGTTTGTTGGTACAAATTCATTAGTTGTCAAAGCATGTCCTCTCGTTGTTGTGCCGCATGAAAAACAATAGGCGTGTCCGTCATCATAAACAGAATTTGCGTCTGACGAACCGCAGTTTTCACAGGGCGAATGATATAAAAATTGACTTTCCATAATCTCTCTAAATTTTTTTGCTAAAATATTTGTATATAAAAACCCCACCAGTATTTCTACTGGCAGGGTACAAACAAACTATCTCAACAACTCCTCTATGTTGAAGTGTGGAGACAGGACGTCAGCCACATCTCTGTGACCCACGATAACCGCTTTCTTGTACTCCTTTTTTAAATCAGATACAAGCTCTTTTAAAGCTATGTATTGTTTTAAAGTGTAGTTACAATCAGGCTTGTTATTCGTGTCTTTCCCACCAACAAGACAAATGCCTATAGAGTTGGTGTTTGAAACTTTATCGCTATTCTCTATGTGAGCTCCTGCTATCTTTATATCTCTTCCGTCTTGTATATCACCTTCTCTGGTAATTACTTTATGAAAGCGACAGGATAACCAACCGTCTTTACGGTCTCTTGCTTTAATATCTTCTACGTCTAAATTTTCGGAAGGTTGAGTATCGGAAGCATGTACTATAATATATTTTGTTTCTTCTCTTTCATTACTCATTGTAACCATTCCTTCGGTATATGTTTATCAGCCCATTTAAAACCATACTTATCAGCCCACATGCCATAAGTAGTTTTAGACTTCTTACTTATTCTTGATTTTGAATTACTAAATATAAATCGAATGTCTTTGTCAGGGTGTTGTTCTTTAATTAGTTTCATCTTCTGTCTATCAGCAGAAGTAAACATGCCCTTAGTTTCAATATATATTTTTTGTTTAGGTAAATAGAAATCTGGCGTGTAAGTATGTGTCTTTGTAGGTTTAACATATTTTAATTTAGTTTCTTCAAACTCATACTGCACACGCAGACCCCTTAGCTCATCAGCTATCTGTTCTTCAAGACCAGACCGAAATCCATGTGCTAAACCAACTTGTTTAGAAGTCAGTTTCTTGTTTCTCAGTCTCTTCTTGTACCACATCTGCCGACTCCTCGTGTTCATAGCCGTCTTTGACATCATCAAAGCCATAGCCTTTTGCATTACCACTTCCACCTTCTACAAGTTTAGTGATTTGCACTGCTCTAAGTCTCAGTGATACACCTGCACCTGCAATGGCAGTGTAGTATTTAATTAGTTCAGCAGATACTTTCATTTCTGAACCTGACCATACGTTTACGTCAGTCATAGGTTTACCTTTGCTATCAAAGATAGCTACCTTGTTAGGTATAACCTTACCGTCCTTTGAAATGATTTGAGCTTTCGTTTTAAACTTAAAGATAACATTGCCAGTTTCCTGACCGTCATCATCTGTTTCCATTTCATAAGGTGTGTTTCCTTCTTTTACCTTCTTGCCCTTAGCCTTCTCTTTAGCAAGAGTAAGACTTTCTTTCATCTCATCATCAATGCTTTTCATCAATGACTTAGCTTCGTCAGCAGGGATAATCAAATTAGTTTTGAAATGTCCGTCACTGTCAAAGCGTGTATCAGGTGTAGTAAGCCAAGCATATTGACTAACTCCTACAGGTGATACAATCTTTACATTATTGTTCTTCGCCATTATCGTTCTCCTCTATTGGTCTTTCAATTATCCAACCTTTTTCGATTGCCGCAACTGCCGTATCTAAAGGGCATGGGTAATCAAATTGTTGGTAGTGTTTTTCATTGTCGTCCATATTGTTATCCTTTACTGTCTATTATGGGTACTTTATTGTTTAAGCGAAAAAGAAATCGCAATCTCTTAAACGCTCAATATCTAAATTACCCTTTTCAGGTACTTCAGGTAACTTTGAACGCAACGCTTCTGGTAGTTGATGAAAGACGTCATCTCTAAAATCTTTCAAGACATCATGCTTGGTAAAGATTTCTATAAATGCTTCTTTCAAACTAGCACTCAGTGTTTCTACATCAGCCGCAGTAGTTCCGAAGCTGTCATGCACATTGCAGAAGTTTTTAATACCTCTTTCGTATGCTATGTTTACAGTCTTCATCATACATGCTGAGTCTACTGAATGAACAAGGTTAGGTGCAATACCGTTAGACATTCTTAACTTGTCAGTCTTGTCTGTCTCAGTATTAATACGAGGTTTAATAACCTCTCCCATTAACATTGCTTTGACACGCTTACTCTTCATCTCAGGGTAGCTTTGATACACTGGAAAACCTATTGGTGTAATCCAATGAATAGGTAACTGTTCCTTTGATACTAGACGAGCTATGCTTTGTAAGTAATCCATGCCTAGTCTAGCACTTGTAAGATTGTCACCAATGCTATCCCAGATAACACCTGCTAAATAACTTGCAGGTCTAAACACGTCATCTATGAATGGGTGCATTTCACCTTTGTCTTTACGCTTAGTCAAATCTTCAACTACAAAGTCTGTGCATGAGTACCTTGTTGACCCATAACAGATTGTCATAATACTTCTCTTTGTTGTACTACGCTTCACTCCATAGTCTAACCATTTTTGTGCGTATGGTTTGTCTGCCTTTGCGTCCTCTTTTAGTTTCTCTGTAACAGCGTCAGCTACTAATTGATAAATGTCTTGAGGCTCATCAGCAGGTACAACATTAACTAATTTACCTGCGTGTTCATCTCTCAACATCAATGAGTATAACTGCAAACCGTTACACGAACCGTCAATAGACACTGGTATACTAGACTCAAAGCCATAACCTTGTTCTTTAAATTGTCTCCACTCTTCACAAAATGCTAGAGCTTGAAACGGAGACGAAGCGTCTTCCCATTGTCTATTTGTAAATGGGTCAAGAGCACAATTAATAATCATGTCTTGGTTTTGTTGAACCCACTTAACTCTGTCTTGTAATGACTGTTTGTCTTTACCCCACATGTTTGCACCATGTACGGCTAACCAAAAGTCACCTTTGTTTTCTTCTGTTATTGCTTTACCATAAGAGAATTTAAGTAAAGCCTTAGCTCCACTTATGCTCTGATAGTTTAGAAAAGCAGGGACACAATAAGCACGTCCTCTGAAATCTAATTGCAATGGAAAGTAAATAGTTTTGTATGATTTAAACTTGTCTGCTTCCCACAATATTTTTGCATACAGTAAACGCTTAGAAAACATACGAGCATTTTCTGTGTGTGCAATAACAGCTTTTTTCTTCCACTCTTTTCTTGCTTCTCTGTTTGTATCTATGTCATGCGGCTTGTTAGGTATGTCATGGTTTTCATTTGGCGGCATACCACCTAAAGCTAAACCTTTGTCCCACGCTTCCTGCATAACACCAAGTATATAATGATTAACTTTAAATGCAGAGTTCTGCATAACATTAACAGCATTATAAACTTCAGGCATTTTAAAACTCTCAAGCTCAACTTTAAACTTTTTATTACGCTGTTTAACTAAGTCAAGCTCAGGTAGTTCCTTTGTCCAATAACCGCCACCACTCACGCCAGACCATTGCTTAGGCGGCATGACACAAGGCAGATACTCAGGATTTAATAGTTCATTAAAACTATTCCTGTTTTGTATCCACTCTCTTGTTTTCTGTGTTTGTTTTATAATCTTAGTTTTCTTACGATTGATAGTTTCAGTTCCAATTTCAATTAAACCTGTAGCTTCAATCATCATCTCAACTAATCTAATACCAACATGTAGCTTTTGTGGTGTAGTCCATTCAGTCCACGCAACCTCACCTCGTTTAGCTGTCTCTCTCAGCTTACGTCTTTTGTAGGCATAGTTCCATGACCTCTTGTCTAAATCCATTTTAACTACTTCGTATAGTTCAGGGTTTAGATACTGAAAGTTTTTAAGTTGCTCTTCAGTTTCAATCTTACCACCCAAACTAATACAAGTAGCAGTCAATGGTTTGTACTGGGTGATTGTATTGATTATGTGTTTGGCTGTAATGAGGGCAGATATTTCAGGGTCAACTCCTGATAGGTGCATAAAAGCGACTGGCGGTTGCCCTGCGGTTTTAGATTTCTCCGCACAATCTTCAAGATAGTCTTTTATCCTTTTGGCTAAGGGTCGTATTGTATTAGCTACCATGACTTTACCGTAGCTAGTCACTGACTCTTCCTCACGCTCAACGTGAGATACTCTTCGTTTATTTGTTCTTTGCTTTCCTAACTCAGCCATGTCTTTTTCGTTCTGGTTCTGGTCAGGGAAAGTAGGCATTATCTCTAATAGTTTAGTCATGTATTAACACTCCTTTAATGTTTGTGGTTAATCTACTATGGGAACTTTATTATATATTGTCTAATACATCAACAGCACCCAACAAATTACTAGGTTTAAAATGGCTATATCTCAACGTAGTATTATAGCTTCTATGACCTAATAACTCTTTTATTATATGTAACTCAATCTTACCTGACTGAGCTAGTCTTGACGCACAAGTATGACGCAAAGCATGGATAACAAATTGCTTGTCTTTCGTTAGTCCCATGTCTTTACGCAACTGCTTCCAAGTATTCTCAGCTTTCCAATAGTCTAAATGTTGGAAAGTTTTAGAACCTAGTTTAGTTGCACGTTCAGTTAATGGTACGCTTCTAGTGTCACCATTTTTTGTACCATACAAAGTAATATAAGTTTTACCATTTACTGATTGTATGTCCTCTTGTGTAAAAGACAAAGCCTCAGACAATCTCATGCCTGTGTCCATTAGAAAAAGATAAAGGCTCAGATATTCTGAGTCCTTTAATAGCTCAATCATTTTAGCCTCTTCCTCTTTTGTTATGTATCTAACTCTGCCCTTTGTTTCTTTATGCCATTCAATATGAGGCATACGCTCCATATTAAAAGTGTCATATCTTTTATGTGCATATTTCAAAAGTTTACTTAACGCCGCTAAATACCTATTGATAGTAGCACCGCTTAGTCCTTTAGCTTTTAATGTTTCATTAACTTTTTCTACATGCTTGTCAGTTACTTTCTTTGGCTCAATGTTACCTACAATGTCAATAACAACTAGAGCTCTTTTTGACTGGCACTTTTCCCAGTCTTGCTTGTCGTATACTTGTTTAAGTTTCATAATTGCTCCTTTGTTTCTGAACTCATCAGTATGGTATTAAACCATAGACGCCCATATTGCAGGGCGTTTCGTTCTATACTTCCATTGTTGCCGTAAAAGATACTTCAATTACGTCATACGGATTTTTTATTACATGGTGTCTTACATCAGCCGCTAACTCTTCTAAGCTAGACCACTCACTAAAACACACCTCTCGTTTAGTAACTTTAGGTTTTGCGAATTTCACATGCTTTTTCTTTTTGTGATTATATTCGCCTTCTCTTGTCCTTACTTCTTTAATTGATACGTTGTTATAACTTATCATTGTTGCTCCTTTGTTTGTTTGTTTAGTTGGACTCGCAGACTGGACTCGAACCAGTATACATAGGGTTGCAACCTATTGCGTAGCCATTCCGCCACTGCGAGTTAAAAAAAAGACAAAGGCGTGATTGTCTGTGTTAATCTCACGCCTTCGTCCCCAGTCTCTACTTAATGTAATGTGAGCTAAAGTACGCACCCATAATAACGTACCGCTTCGTCTTGAACTTAGTGTCTATATCTAAAGCTCTACATTTGAGTAGATTGTTAAGTTGTCTATTAATCGCTGTCGAATTAACGTCAGGATTATTAGCTCTAAGAAAAGCCAATAATGGCTTCTTCTTCAATGTGTTATCCTTTACGGTTTTAAGGATAATCTGTTGAAGCTCTTTACGATTGTCACGCTTTGGTTGTTCCTTGTAGTCATACGGCAAGTCAGACAGCTTATACTTTTCGCATAATGCTTTCCACTTGTCGTCTTGTCTATACAAGAAAGCCATAACTCCGCTTTCCCAGTCAAGATAGCGTCTTCGTATCTCTCTAAACTTTTCAAAGTCAGACTTGCTGACACCTGCGGCGGTGTAATTACATTCGCCTAAGTGCCAGTGTCCGTCTAGCTTCTTTGATATAGTCTTATCAAAGTGTAGTTCAGAGTCAGATAAAAAACGCCGTCTAGTCGAAGGCTCTTGCCAGAGTTGATAGCGTGTTTGGTGGTCGTTGCTACTCATTAAAGTTGACCTGTGTAGCTATACCAACATTGGTCAGACATTGCACAAGCTACCCAAATCATAGCCCAAAGGCTAAATAAGAAAACACCTGTGCCAATAACTGCTCCAATGAACTTTATTACATCTAACATAGTTATTTGCTCCTTGTTTGTTTGTGTTGCCGTCTAGTCATTATAATGGGAACTTTATTATAAAAAAAGACGCCGTTTAGTACGAGCTCGTGCCGTTGCCACTAGGATTAAAAAACCCTCGAAGAGTGCTCGGCGGCACGTTGTGAGCTCATCAGTCTAGGCATAACCTAGAGACAAGGCGGAACGCTCCGCCCTGTTTCGCTCTGTGTTAAATCCAAGCGTTTTTGTGTGCTTCGTGTAGCATATCTAATTTTTTACGCTTGTCTTTTTCTTTTTTGTAAGCCTTGAAAAATTCTTTTTTGTCTTGTTCGTCTTGGAATTTCTCTCGGCTTTCTTGCTCTTGTAGTCGCTTAATTTTTGGGTGTATAAATCTAGCCATAATTAAGCCGCCTCTGTTTCTTTAACGTGTGACATATCCAAAAAGCCCTGAGCCAATATAATAGACTCGCCGCCGCTTGAAGCGTGAGGCTCTCGAACAACTTTAAAAGCGTCTTTTTTCGCTTCTTCGTCATAATATAAAGTTGTTGAAATCTGACCGCTCCAACTTTGAGCGTTGACCTCAAGCCCTGTTGTCTTATGTGCTCTAGCTGTTGGAATAGTCTTCCTAGCTGAGTTGCTTATTACTCCATAAAAGTGTGACATAGTTATTTACTCCTTGTTTGTTTGTTTCGCCGTTCTGCGGCTCATCAGTCAGGGCGACACCCTGAGACAAACAACAAGAGCCAGACCTTCTTCACTTTCGTGACCGCCTTCTGGCTGAGTGGGCTTCCCTTCTGGTTCGAAACTATCTAGGCGGTTACTGGTATCTGCCGCAACCACTCTCCAGAGGCACTAAGTTTTTTTTATGTAGAATTAAAACTTGCAAACAATTAATATATATCCTTTGTAAACTCTAGTTTTTTTAAAGTCAACATAATAATTAATTATTTTTAAAAAGCCTTATTTTACAGGGTGTGCCATAACGCCACACCTTAGCCGTTCTTGTTTTGTTCTCTTTTGAAAAAAACAGGCGGCGGCGTGTTAGCCGTTCCTGCTTCTAATATAAAGAATGAATTAAAGAAAGCATATTAAAAGAATTATAATTATAAATTGAATTATTGTTATTGCTCTTGCGTTGTCATCAATAAAGAAGCCGAGCTTGTCCCAGTGGTTCATGTGTGTTGCTTCCTTCCTTTATTTAATAAGTTAGTGAGTAAGTCCCTTTTATATATAGCTAGAGTAATAGCCTTATCTCTATAATGGGAACTTTAACCAACAAAGACCAAGCCGAAAAAAATAGACCCTAGCACACAAACAAACAAAAAGAAAACGCCGCAACGTGTGCAAAGGATAGATTATCCGCTATATACCAAAAAAAACCGCAGAATATATAGTAAAAAAGCCTTGTTTTTATGGATTTTTGCGGCTGTCAATGGGGTAAATCCGTCTCGTCATGTACGATATACCCTCTCATATTTTTTAACCAAAATGTTTGGTAGCTATTTCAGCCATTCTTTCAGACATTCGGTTAGCTCTATTAGGCGTTTGTTTAGCCCAACGTGAGTCTAACATCTCCTTAGACGCAACCACATAGTCTGGCTCTTCTTGATTAAGAGCTGAAAGAAACTTTTTGAACTTAGACACACCAAATGTTCCCATTTGATACACCATTTCTATCACAATACCAAAAGCCTGTGGTCTTAGGTT